GTCGGGTGGGACAATGAAAACAATTACTTTCTGGACAAGGGGAACATCGCTCAGCACTATTGCGAAGGGGGCTTTGCTGGTAGCTTCACCATTTTTGTTGGTGTTGTATCTTCTGACGGCACTGAGCTGGACCCTGCTTTGCTTTACCATCCTAATTATGTTGCTCCTACCCCTGTGGATCCTGAGCCACCTGTTGAACCTAGTCCAGAACCTACGCAACCGCCTGACGAGATAGAGGAACCAGTTGTCGAACCGACTCCACCAGTTGAGCCTGAGCCTGTACCTACTGACCCTGTGGCTCCCGTAGAACCAACTCCAGAGCCTACCCCTGAACCCACGCCAGAACCAGAACCTAGCCCAGAAAGCCCTGTAAGCCCCGTAGAGCCGACAAAGGCTCCAGAAGTCATAACACCTAGCCCTGAGCCTTCTGAGACTCCTACGAGCCTTCCAGAACCTGAAATTCCGACTGAAGTTACGCCAGAGCCTGTAGAGCAAGAAGAAGTAATAAGCATCCAACTAGCGTTAGAAGCTGTTGGTAAACTAATAAATAACCTACGCTCAATCGGGTCGGATCTAACTCCAGAAGTACGAGAGCAGGCACAACAAGTAATTGTTGCGTCTGTAATCGTCACCCAAGTCGCATTAGCAGGTAGGAAATCTTGAAGTTTCTAAAAGACCAACTAGAGCAGGTTTGGACCATCGTTGGTTTAGCTATCGCTTGGGTAGTTCTTGAAGGCACAGCCAAAGACTTTGCAGGTTGGGCAATCCTTATCACTATTGTCCTTTGGGCAGCTACTTACACTCTACGAAAGGACTGACCTATGTGGTTAGACATCGCACGCAGAACTATCGCCGTTATCATCTTGAAAGTCACAGGAATCTTTGTTGGTGGTTCGGTCATCGGACTTGAAGTTATCCAGGCAGTAGCCATGGCTGCTTTTGCTGGGATCATAGATGTTGCTCAGGAACTTTCACGAGCTTACCTATCAGACGGCGAAATTGACCCAGAGGAAATAAACAAGACCTTTGGCAAGATTGGCAGCAAAGAAGTCAAGAAGGACTAAAGGCGTTTTCTTTCGCTATCAGTAGTTCCGCCCCAAACACCGTGCATACCCGCTGACACTGCATAGTCAAGACATCTAATCTTGACTGGGCATTGTGAGCAAATTGCCTTTGCCTCATTTGCGACCAGTTTTCGGTCATGCGGGCTTCCCACCAGATCATCGGGAAAGAAAAGGGTAGGGTCTACGGCACAACCCACTCCGCCTGGTATCTCGCGGATAGCTTCTTGAAGCTCTATGTATTTGCGTTCTAATTGTCGGTGGCTCAGCATAGGGTTTACATTACACAAGAAACCCGCTAATGTGAAAACCCACACCGTATAAGTGTGGGCTTCACGCCAAGAGAAAGAGAGGGAAAACACTTGGCCTTATCTAAGCTACCAAGCGTAATAAACGAAATACAGGATGCTGTCCTTTTAGGAGACTTTGAAAACGGTTCTCCAGAGTGGCACGAACTAAGAAACGAGCCTGGCGCTATCGGCGGTTCTGACATCGCTGCTGTCGCAGGTTTGTCTCAATGGGAAAGCCCTTACACCAAATGGGCAAAGAAGACAAAACAAATTCCAGACAGCATTGAGCCTTCTATGTCAATGCGACTTGGAACAAAACTAGAAACACCAATCCTAGAAATCTTTTCCGAGGAACACCCTGAGCTGGAACTCTACACAACAGGAACTTGGGCAAACAAAGAAGAACCTTGGATGCGTGCAAACCCTGACGCACTTTACGCAGACGAAACTGGTGAGTTTGGAATCCTAGAAATAAAGTTCTCTAGGGACTACTGGACAGCCGTGCCTCAGTCTTACCGCGCTCAGGTTCTTTGGTACATGCGAGTATTCGGTTTGAAGAAAGCAAAGTTAGTTGCGCTCGCAGGTTCTACTTATCAAGAGTTTGAGATTGAGTGGGATCAGTTTGAAGCTGACACACTATTCGGTGCTGCTATTCGGTTCCGCAATCATGTGACTCAGGTAAGAGCGCCAGAGTGGGATGGTTCTAACTCAACGCTTGAGACAGTCAAGAGACTAAACCCAAACATCGCAGATGGCGAAATAGACCTAGATGACTTGGGTATGCACTACTTCAACAAGTTGGATGAGTTCGAGCGTGTTGAAAAGGAATTGACTGAGCTAAAGAGTAGAGTCCTATCTGCTATGAACGGCAACAAGAGGGGCTTGATTTACGGTGAACACCGAATTAGCCTCAGAGCTAGGGGTGCGGGGCTTCCGTACCTACACCACGAGAAAGGGAAATAAATGGCACACTTCAATCTCTCCGACTACGAAACAGTAGAGGAACGAATCAGGCGCTTTTACAAAGACAACCCCGATGGTCGCATTTTGACTGACAACATCACCACGCTTCAGGACCGACAGGTTGGAACTTGGGTGACTAAAAGCTATGTTTACCTATCTGCCGAAGATCAAGAAAAAGGTTTGGCAAAAGCAACTGGATTGGCCTTTGAGATTGACTCAAGCAAGGGACCACAAGCTACATCAGCCCTTGAAGTATGCGAGACCAGCTCGATTGGTCGCGGCTTGGCTAACGCTGGCTACTCAGGCAACAAGCGTGCTTCACGAACCGAGATGGAAAAGGTCGCACGAGGTCAGACTCCAGTAGCACCGCTAAAAGATTGGCTAGTAATGGCTGAGTCAATGGGCGATGACCTAGATGGACTTAGACTGTTGTACAGCGAAGCCAAAACTGCAAATGCACCAAAAGAGACACTAGATAGGATTGCCGAAATTGCCAATGGATCATCTGGAAATGAACATTCTGATAGCAAGCCTGAAGGAAGTTCAGGAGTGTCTAAATGAGCAGTGGGCTAGAGGGAATTACCCAGATGTGGACAAAATGTGGGTACTACAAAGAGAAAAGGGAGAACGACTAAAAAATGGAGATTATTTCACCAACACACATCATTCAGGAACTCCAGAGACTAACTTCGGAGATGGACAAGGGCAGTAATGCCCTGTATGACGCTGAGTGCAAAATGGCTGATGCTGAGGCTGCCTACGACAAGGCAGTTTCTCTCGCTTTCATAAACAACCAAGGAACCGTGGCTGACAGGCAAGCCGTGGCTAAGTTGCAGTCGGTAGACGCAAAACTACAGGCAGACCTAGCCAGAGCCGAGTTCAACAGGGTCAAAGTAAAGATGAAAACCCTGTCAGATCAAGCGACAATGATGGCTGTAATGTCCAAAAATGTCGAGCTTCAGTGGCGAACACCCTAGCTGGTAGCCTTGAAGGGTGATTGCTGAGAGCTGCTCCTGTGGGGCAAAATTCAAGACTGACGAGGCTAGTTCTATAGCCTTAGTCAGAGAATGGCGCAGGAAGCATCATTGCCAGGAAGCGAGCGCTGATGCAAGAGATTATGAAACAAGCTCAACTATTGGTTTTTCTGCTGATTACACTGGCACAGGACTAGACCTACCTGCAAAGAAATACGACCCGTGGGAAGATGAATAGCAAAGAGTTTCAAAAGTACATAAAACGAGATGAAGGAATCTGTTGCCATTGTGGAACGGATGACGATACACTCGTGCCGAACCACAGACTTAATCGTGGGGCTGGTGGTTCAAAAGAACGAGATGTGCCGTCAAACATTATCGTAATTTGCTCATTGGCAAACGGACAGCTAGAGTCAAATGCAACCTTCGCTCAGATGGGCAGAGATTTCGGTTGGAAACTGACTCAAGGTCAGGATCCTAAGAAAGTTCCTGTTTGGTTAGCAGACGGCTGGTACTTGTTAGACGATGAGTTTGGAAAGAAAAAGGTAAACCCGCACCAAGAAGCGGATTAGAAAGAGGGAAAAAGAGAGATGCCACTAATTCGTGGACACCACAGCTTCGATGACCACTACACCCAGATACCTAACGACTGGGTTAGAGACAGCAGAATAAGCCTGAAGGCCATCGGCTTACTTGCTCAGATTATGAGTCACAAGCCTGGCTGGAACCTGAGCCTGCGCTCTATAGCTCGAATAAACGAGACTGGAGTAGGAACAATCAAATCGGCTGTTGAGGAGCTGGAGCAGTTCGGATACTTGGTTCGGTCTAAGGATCAGCTACACAACGAAGACGGCACATTTGCCGATTACCTTTGGACAACCGCTGACCCGTTCCAAAACCCCGTCACGGTGAAAACCGCGCACGGAAAACAGGACACAAAGAAGACTATTACTAAGAAGACTATTTCTAAAGAAAGCACCAATA